AAGTGGGAACAATATTGACAATCGTTCTGGAACCAATCTGACGAGCAACTAATTCAGCGGCAGGGTATTTATCACAAGGGTCAAATGGACCATCACAGTTTGTGATACAAAGACCTTCAATATCCTGTGATGTTACACCACCGTTGGTGCAGTCCCACTTACCATGTTTATAAACATCGATATGTAATCCCATTATGCATCCTCTCTTGTTAGAATTGTACCAAGATCAATCTTAGTAAATACTTTTTCCATAGCTTGCATAAGCCATTCTTGGTTATTCTTTTCAGCTTCGACATATGCATTTTGCAATGCAATCAATTCTGACATAGCGATAACTTTGACCTTTGTTTTCAAGTAAGTGTATTCCATAATTAAAAGTCTCCAAATAGCAGATTGTTGTCGGTAAGAATAATGTCACGAACTTTTTCTCTGTCAAAAGTGTCAGCCGCAAAGTCCGTAGCTGGGTCTGCGATATGCTTTTGAACAGCATTCAGAACCATTTTATCAGTCATACCCTTGATAGGATAAATACCACTCTTAGCGTTGTAAAAGTCATCCACATACGTGATGAAATTTGTTAACACATTTACAATTTCTTTGATTTCCATAACAACCTCTCTCTTTATTGTCTTTATAGTATAGCAGGAATATCCAGAAAGTCAAGCACTAAATTCATTTAATTTAAACTTTTATTTCTTTTAGTGCCATCAATCTTCCTTCGAGCCACATATCAGCCATATCTTCATTCATCTGACCCATAAAGACTTCATCTGCTAAACCTTTTGTCTGGAGAACATACGCAATCATTTTTGCAGTTTTAGCAAAGCCAACGAAATTCGTCCGATTGGTGAACATTTTTATTCCGTCGTTGTCAGTAGTTACGTAATTAACTTTATCCATAGATTTATCTCTCTCTTTTCATTTCTCATCTTATACATAGAATATATCAGATAATTTGGTAAATGTCAAGCGAAATCGTCATTTTTATTTTGAATAAAAACAGTAACTTATGATTTTATTTTGATTTATTTAACCATGGAGGAAGATGTTTGGCATGGATTTTACAGCCTATAAACTGATTATACCATTCATCCGATATAAGCACATCGTTGTCAAACTGAGCCTTTGCTTCGAAGTATGACATTTCCCCTTTGGTGTGACAAAGCCTTATAATTTCTCTTTTGTAATTATCTGGCCCTCGCTGTTCAACGAGTAGGGAGAGTTCCTTACTAGATCCATAATACTCTCGCCAGTCACTTGGGACTTTTGTTCGTACTCGCCTAGTTCTTTTTGAATTTTTTGGTAACACCTTAGGGCGCCAAAAGTTCTTTTTACCGAGATATTTCTTATCTGTATCCAGTTCTGTGATGATGTAGATAAATCCTTGGTAGTCATCGGGTTGTTTATCATATTCTTCATTTTCATATAACCACATACAACTATATATTATCCAGAAATATATGTACCTTTTGGACGATACCAAACTTTTTTGTGATAGAACTTGGCAAGAAGTTCTTGTATTTCTTTTTGTCTATTCTTTTGAGTTATTCTAAATGCTATCAAAGACATTTCAATTAATGCAAGTTCTTTTACTGATAGTTTAAAATCTTCGTTTGGTTTAGTCATTGCTATTTGTTATATCCTCTACATCAGCCCTACGTCCACAGATAGAACAAAACTCAGGTGTGTCTTGCGTTTCTGTTAATATGACTGTTACGTTATCGCACTCTTCACATTCTATTTTAAATTCGTTTTCCACTGACTTCCTTTATTTCTTTTTTTCGTTCATCGGTTGCGGCAAGCCATTCTCTTATTTCATCCTGGGTTCTACCACAACCGATGCAAATTTTATCGACCAAAGTGCATATCTTTACACAAGGGCTAGAAGTCAATTTCACAACCGCCGCCAGCACATGCTGCCGCGCCTAGAGTATCAACATCAGTAAACACCTGTTCTGTGAGATCCTCGTTCCAGTTTGGCATTTTCAAATGCTGTTGAATTTTATTCCATTTATGGAATAAGAATGCATCTTTCAAACAATGCTCTGTCTTTTTGATATCACCTTTTAGATAGCTGTTAGCAAAGTTTTCGAATCTTCGCACCCAATCTTGTCTAGCAGAATTTTCAGATGATTCTAGAGTAATGTTTAAGCCATATCCCTGTGCTGTTGCACAAGCATCCCATAGATTAGGAAATACTTTCAGTGCATCTACGACAAGACCTGATGCAAAGATTGATGCACCACCATATTTCTTGACCATTTCTTTTTCATCAATCACTGCAGTATTTGGTGCTTGATTATAATCTTTATCACCAGACATGCTTAAGAAAGATATACCAGAGAAAGAATAGCGATTTTCAAACACATACTTCTCTACTTCATCCCAATCGTCTACAATGATTGTATTTGATACGTTGTGGCGAATGCCTTTATCTGCACAAAGGTCTTCATTTGTGCCAGCAATTACCCAATGCTTCTGAGCTTTCGCTACAAGTTCAAGGTGTTTTACGCCAAGCAATTCATCTTTGTACATCGAACCTTTATTAGGAATAATAGGATAAGAAATAACAACATCTGTTCCGTTTGCTGACCAGACTGATTCTTCAACCATGTAAGGATTAGATCTCATGATTGCTTGTGTGATTTCAGATTCTTTATTCATTTGAATATTGCGAATGTATTTAGATGAATGTTCTGCGTGAATACCACTAGCGGTTTGTAATAGGACAGATGCATTACCAGAAGGCTTAACACAAGTGGTACGAGCCGCAGGGTTAATCCCAATGATTTCTGCCACTTTCTTGTTAATATCTTTTACAATTTTAGCACCTTTTTCTAAGATTTTCTCATTAAAAAGTACATCAGGATTATTCATCCAACCTGTAATTGACACACCAAGAAGTGCTTCACGATCAAAGATTTGTTTTGATACTGGTGAAAGAAATTTAAAGTCTGTATACCCAGCCTGAAGTGTACCAAGAATAGCACCCGCTTTACATGCTGTATAGAAGTCTTCTTCTGTCTTACATAGACCACCATTGATTTCTGTTAAGTTACAACCTTGCCAACCCGACTTTCCTTTATACTGTGGAAACATACCAATCTCAACGCAAGGGTTTGTTGTGTGTTCTTTTGAAGTTGTAAAGTAGAAGCCTGGCTCACCAAACGACTTAACAGATTCCATAATCTTTGCGAACATTTCAGGTGTTGCTTCGTCTCTTACGATTACGGCAGAATTGTTTGAACGACCGCGTTGTGGATTATCCATAAACCAGTTGCCAGTTTTTGCATTCATCATCTCATCATCTTCTGGTGAGAAGAGACAAATGGTAGCTGAACGGCGAACACCACCTGATAGTACCGCATCAGCGGCATGCATACAGATATCATACACTGTAATCGGCTTAACCGCTAGAGACTCTTTTGAATCAATCACAAGACTTTGTAAAATCAATTCAATTTTGTCAAGTGATTTACGAAGACCTTCTGGTCCTGGTGCTTTAAATCCACCAGAAATCTTTGCGCCTTTTGGTCTGATATTTGTTAGGTCAAAGAATACTCTACGACCTTCATACTCTGGATACTTACCACCGCCAACAAAGTAAGAAGACATCAGAACATCAAGAGCAGATGCCCAACCTTCAATAGAGTCCTCTACAATATAACCTTTTGCCTGCTTTGTGCGTTGCTGAATATTAGGCAGTTTGGCAATGTGATGTGACTGTACAGAAAATCCTGCACCAGCACCACAAAGAAGAATATAAAAATATTCACCAAAATATTCTGGGCGGTCTGCATAAGATGATGTGCAGTTATACATTCTCATCTGATGTTTCATAAGAGAGTCTCCACCAAATTGCAGGGCTCTCTGAGCACCAAGGACACGCTGTTCTTTATAAGCTGCCCGGGCTTCTTCTAAATATGGTCTTAGTGTATCTTCATAAGCTGAGTAATTCTTTTCGTGCATTTCTAACACTCGGTCTACAGCTTCATCCCACGACTCATAGCCGCCATTTCCCGTATCTTTAAAGCGAGAGTATCCTTCGTAAAATTTCGTTTTAGACAAAAACTCTCTTGTGTCTACGTTTTGTGTAGCCATGGGTGTACCTCAATTTTGGTGGTGATTTCAATTTATATGTAATATTATATAGCAAAACGCACTCCTTGTAAAGCTTTATTTTAGCTTAGAAGTGCGTTTTTTAATAAAATATTTTTTTTATTTTTTACTCGAAATGCTCTTCAACAATATGTAAAACATCTTGCCATCTAGCAATTTTTTCTATTTCGTTTACGACTGATTCTGTGATATCAGAATGTTCTCCAATACCAGCTGGATTTTTCAGATAAATTTCTACATTCATTTTATGAATAGCAATGTTACCTTTAGCGTGGGCTGTTACTGCACCTAGTATTTGTTCGCGTATGTCACTCATTATTTTTTCC